CTTGGTCTTGGCTGATTGATTGGTTTACTAACATCGGAACTTTCTTGGAAACCCATTCAAACGAGATTGGGTTTACTTGGAAGAACTTAAATGTTATGTTGACTCACGAGTCCTCACGGACGACTGAGTTTCTGTCTTCAACGTTACCTAGTGGGGTTACTTCAACCTCACCATCGTATCATTCCATAGTTAAACTACGGAGGATATCGAACACGCTTTCCCCGGATCTTTTCAAAATGCCTGTCATTACTGGCAGGCAAGCTGGAATCCTGGGAAGTCTCTTCTTAGTCCCACAATTAAAGGGACTTTAGGTGCAATATGCACTTATTCTTGTAACTATATAGTTGCGAGGCTTAACGGTCACCGTGAGGTGACTCATTTCCCGGACCGCAGTGATGCGGCCACAAAGAAGGAGCAATCACCATGTTTGATAGCACCATTACAGTAACCGACGGCGTTGATACTCATATCCTTAATCGGATTCGAGCAACCGCCACCGGCTCTGAATACTATTTGAACGTAAGCGCAACAGAACGCGTTTACTTGTTCATTAACCACACGGTTCCAAAGGATGAGATTAATGAATCTCATATGGGCCGGATTGACATCCATCACTATGATAGTGAAGGCGGTCTTCTCCGTATCTCGAGTGCCTGGAGCGTCATTAAAACGACGTCTGGCATTCAAGAAGATGCTGACTCTGAAAAGGCAGCAGCCCTCCTCGACAGTTTTATGTCGACGGCCAATGTAACCAAACTTGTAGATCGCGAGTCATAAGGGGAAACTCTTCCCTAAGACTAACGAACTACGGGTTCCGTGGATGGTCTATCAAGTGTGAGCCAAAGCTACAAAGGAGTACCTTTAAATGGCCCATACTAACATGGCTTTGCAACCACTTACGCCGTTCCTTCAGGATTGGTGCGAGTGGGATGTAGAGCTGAGACCTGTCTTGTGTGATATGAATTCATATATCACTAAGCACGTCAGAACTAGAGGACCTGGTATCTTATTCATTGATTTCCCTGCGATAGGGAAGCTCTTTGATAAGGCCTTGTCCTCTGGTTACTTTGACTGGAGTGCACTTCCAAAGGTTGTCGGTCGCAAGACCAATAGCCCTCTTGGGTCACTCCTCCGATACAACTTTTCGTTGTCCGGAGACGTGCTGACTGACGATCCAGATCGGATATTCTTCTGCCGGACCTTCCTCTATATGTGGAAGAAATGGCCTGGAGAAGTTACAAAGGAGACTATCAATGAAACAGTTTCTGACTTTATTGAAACTGATAAGAGGCTTGAGGACCCAGTCATGGACTGGGCCTCGGACTCCTATTTTGATCGCATCCCTCGTGATTATATCCTTGCTAGGTTTAGGAACCAGCGTTCAATACTATCTGAACACTTGTTTGACACCGTCAATTCTGTCTTCGACAGGATCGCCGGATCATTTCCTGAACCTACTGGACTGCTACGTCCAAAACATGGACCAGGCGCCGTAGCTGAAGGTTCACGCTTTCGAGATAAATATCTTTTCGAAAGCTGGGGCATAAAATTAGATCGGGTTTTCCCGATGGACGGTTATGCCACGTCGAACCTTGCATCATGTGATTCATCTGTCGAGCCTCCTTTGGCACGTCTTATTGACGTTCCAAAAACAATGAAGGCTCCTCGTTTAATCACTGTTGAACCAATGTCAGATCAATATTGCCAACAGGCACTATTGAAGTACTGGCGGGACAACATGCCCAGGAGTATCTCTAATAGCTATTCACCTAACTCACAGGTTCCTTCTCAACGAAAGTGTAGAGAAGGTTCTATAAGTGGGAAATTAGCTACTGTTGATCTCTCAGAGGCCAGTGACAGACTGTCACTGTCTCTTATCGAACTAATGTTTAAGTCAAATAAATGGTTACTAAACGCTTTACATGCGGTTAGAAGTCCTGCTATTACGACTACATTGGACGATAATACCATCATATTAAAGAAATATGGTGGTATGGGCAATGCTACGACCTTTCCTGTACAGAGTACTGTTTATATTGCACTCTGTATAGCCGCGATCATACATGATCGTGGATTGAAAGTATCCAACCGAAATATGATTAAGGTTGGACGCCTAGTAAGAGTCTATGGGGATGATATCATTATCCCTGTTGAATCTTACCTCACATTATGTATACTACTTGAGGAGTTTGGTTTTAAAGTGAACCAAGCTAAATCTCATGTAAGTGGTTACTTCCGTGAAGCTTGCGGGCTAGATGCCTACAAGGGTTACGATGTAACACCATTTTACCTACACGGTAATTTGGTACATAATGACGCTGCTAGCTTGTCTTCTTGGGTGGAAGTATCCAATAATGCCTTTAAAAAGGGATTATGGAATCTTTCCGACTGGATGGTAACCCAGATTGCTGAGAAGCAATCAAAGTTAATTCCAGTCACCTCGAGTTACAAGTGTAGTATAGCGCTCAGCACGTTCCAACATGCACCCCTTCCAATGTTCGTTAGATCAAAGTGGTCTGACGATTTACAAAGGGAGGTCTTTAGAGTACTTATTCTAAAGAGCGTTGAGGAGCGAAAAGAGCGTAGTTCGCTTCAATCCTTACTTCAGTACTTTACTGAAGTACCTGAGAAGGAGGTTCTATACCTCCCACACCTTTCCTATGAAGAATGGAAAGCAGGATGGACGAAGCGAGCCGGTGTTCGTCTGAACACCGAGTGGGTCTAGGTATTACCCTAGGTGGGAGTTCTCTTCCGGGTCCGGCCGCTACTTTAGTAGTAGCGGCCGGACCTTGAGGAGTCCCTCGGGAGCCAGCGCAG